AAGTCTTTAGAAACGGCAATCTTTTCAGGTGTATCGTTTCCAATCATTCGTGTAAGAACTTCATCAAACTCGTCTTCATCTTCACTCACGTCCTTAGCGAACTTTTCTGCCTCAGTCACAGGTGCTTTGAACTTTTGTAGAGCTTCATCAATTTGTCGCTGTACATAACGTTGCACCTTCGGGTCTTTGTGAAAAGGCTCAGGCTTGGTGTCGGTTTTATCCTCTTCCTCACCTTCTTTTGACTCCTTTGTTTCAACGACATCTGTTGGTTCGTTAGAGAATGGGTCTGTCTCTTGAGGGTTCAAAGGGTCTTGTTGGTCAGTGTCACCTTCTAATCCTCCCAAAAACTCATCTACTTCTTTGTTTTTATTCATATTTCTTATGCAAGCTGTTTCAGGTACAGTCAGGGAAACCTTGAATTATGTAATAAACTTACGCTGGTTACTCTTTATGGACTGTAACCGAGAAGAAGTCACACAAACTATTTCAATTTCTTAATCTTGTCTCTCACATCCTCTGCAAGTGAGCGAGCCATTCCTGCATCCGTCACGCCTTTCTCATCGTATGAGGGGGCTTTGTCGTATGAGCGTGCAAGCTTCAATGCTTTGGTGTAGCTGTCTGCTCTACTCTTTGACCTTGCGGCCTTGATTTGAGCTGGTGCTGACATCACGTCTGAAGCGACATCAATGACTTTCTTTTTTACTCCTCCGAGGGCTTTTGTTATTGAGTTTGTCATAATTTTTATGCTGCTGGGACACCTACGTTGTTAATGGGAACTTGTGATAATGCTGCACTTGATGGGTCATTTGAAAGCGTTTGGTCTTGCGGTGCTCCTGGAATTGGTACATCACCAGGGTTAGGCGAGAGTCCAGGTGCTACTCCTTGAGGTGCTGCTTCTGGGAAGAACATCTGGAAGTACATTGCTGGGTCAAGCTTGAACAGTGTCACCATTTTCGCTGTCTCCATAGGGTCTGGATAGTTGAGCTTCTTGAATAGGTTGATTGGGTCAAGCCATCCTTTGTTAGCCAAGTCAATGGCTAGATTCTGCTCAGTAATCTCATCCTTTGGTTGCATTGAATTAGGTGCAACTGAGATGACGAACTTTCTTTCAAGCTGTGAGTTTATAAGGTTCACATACTCTACTGCCTTACCTGCACCCATGATTGCTCCGTAGTGAGTCTCGTCATAGAACACACAGTAAAGCTGTAGCCACCAGTTGAAGATGTTATCTGCAACTTGCTCAAGAGCATCTCCGATACCGCCTCCGATACGAGATGAGTCATTTGAGCTTGCGAGAATGTTATTTCTCACTGCTACATCAGGCTGGTTGTTTGGAACGAGTCCTGCTGTACCGAAGACTGAACGTAGTGTTTGTTTGTCAATGTTCTGAGATTCTAGGATGCCTGAAGGAAGGTTTGATGCTGGGATTCTCTTAATTGCAGAGTCAACCTGTCCATCTGGTACGAGCACTGGGTCTCCGTCTTCCAACGCCATTGCCGCTTGCTTTGCGGTCTCAGAGTTGAATGACTGACCAGAGAGAGCGATTGAGTTGTTACCTGTTCGTAGGTTTTTTGAAATCTGTGCATCTCGCTCAGTGATTCTGTCTTGGTTAGGGATAGACTGCTCAATGAGGTTAGTGATGTCGTGAGGTGTTTCCTGTAGTGAGAACACTGAGAGGAACGTATACGGCATCTTTGGAGTAGCAAAGTGGTTCAATCCTGGAGTAACTGTTGAGGTCACTTCCTGTGTTTCAGGGTCAACCTCTTCATCAGTCACATCGTAGTTAAAGAACTCGTTTTTGTGCTTATCCAATACCCAATCCTCAAATGTGGTGAAGCAATAGTCATCAGTCCACCATTCTGTACGAACGACTCGTGTTCCAGGTTTATCATTCACCTTGAGCATGATGTCATTCTTGTGCTTTGGATAGAGTTCAACAAGAGCACCTGCTGTTGATTCAATTCGCTCTCCGAGGAAATCTCCAATGTAGTTTCCGTACTCATCAATGTATCCATCAGGGTCAAGTAGGAAGTTCTGTGGCTTACGCAAATCAAGAGAGATGTCGTTTACCTTTGTATTAAAACCATGCTTTGCGACTCCGATGAAGTAGATAGACCAGTGGCGAACCATGATGCCGAGCTTCTTACGCAAACAGAGAACATCTGCGTGGTACTGAAGCATCGTCTTCACTTGGTTTGATGCCTCCTTGCCTTCGTTGGTGTTATCTGACCACACAACAGGCTCAGGGTTCTTTGAGAGGGCTTCAGGGATGAATGTCTCTTCAGCTTCAAAGATGAGATTGCTTGAAACGACTGTAGTTGTCTGAGTTGCACTCGCTGCTTGGCGACCAGAGTAATAGATTTTGTTCTTTATCTGTCGTGGTCGGATGCTTGCATCATAAGGTTCTGCTTTGGCCAAGAAATCCTTTCTCAGATTGAGCAATTCCTCATCAGACATTGGTAATGTAAGGCTGTCAATGTACTCTCCAGCAACTCCTTCGCCTGCTTCACCATTGTCATTTACTTTGTTAACCCCACTTTCAATGAGGTCTTGTACTCCTAGGATATTTTGTGCGAAAGCATCTGGTAATGGCATTGTTTTTTAATGAAAAAGACGGCAAATCCGTGAGGAAATGCCGTCTTATATCAGATTAGGCTAAAATATTAAGTTGTTGCAAATAGTATACAAGCAATCCTATGTCAACGCAAGGTGTGGATAACTCTGTGCAAAAGCGGATAACTATTTCTTGTATACAACCTCTTCTTTGACTATGTTCTGCACCTCTTTGAAGGCTATATTGATGGTTACTTTGCCGAAACCAATCTCCAATACCTGTGCCTTCTCAAGCTCTGTGAATAACTTGTGATATTTCTGGAAAAGCTTAAAACGCTCAGCCTCAGTAGGCGACATGAAGATAGCTATTTCCTCAATAATTGGTTTATCCGAAGACATCATCATTTGTTGTAAAATCAACTGGTACTCCCAACCTTCCAGCAGTGATAACTCCATCCGACCTTGATGCAGTCTCTACACCATCCATGAACGAATCCTTTGTAATGATTGTAGCCAATGCCTCACCAAACCGACTCAACCCAACGAGTGTGTACAACAAGCTCATGAACCAGTGGTCAGCACCTTTACGCTTCCAAACCCAACGCCAGCCGTATTGTGGGTCATTCTCATCATCGCCTTGTATCTCCTTCACACGATAGATATTCAAGCAGTGATTGAAGAATGGTTGCCAATCCTCAAACGAGCCATTGAACGTCAGTCTTTTCTCGTTTATCTGGTCAACGATGAGTTGGATTGTTCTGTTTCGGTCTATGTCTATCTTTCCATACTCCTTGTCCTCACCCCATTTAATCAACTGTTGGGTCTTGCTCTCCTTATTTGACCACACCAAGAACACTCGGCCTTTGTACTTCTCTTGAAGCTTTCTAATACCAATCAAATCACCACCTTGGTCAGCAATAACAATGGAAGTAGGATACGTTTTCATCCTGCTCTCAATCTCAGTGTATGGGTCGTAGTCAGGCTCACCCTTTTCTTGAGGACTCACACATCTTCCGAAGTAGAATATTCCACTCTTGTTGGCCATCGTGTAGTAGATGTCGTGGCCAGTATCCATACCAATGACGATTCTATCGCCTTGCATGTTCACATCACTTGAGAGACACAATTTCAAAGCCATCTCCGTGAGTAAGTCGTTTGGACTCAGGTATGGTTCTCCGAGCCATTTTTGTTTGTAGAGTGCTGGTCGCTTAACCTTGTCATCCTCCATCTCGTTCTTAATAACTTGAGGCAAAAGGCCATACTTCTCAGCAACATCATAGTTAACATTGATTATAAGCGTGTTAGGTCGTCCCTCTTCCACCAATCTCACATGCACTGGGTCACTCACAGTGAGTCGGTTGTATGTATAAATAATCTGTGAGCCATCCTTACGCACAGTAGGAGTCAACACTTCAAGGCTTGCTTTGGATATAGTTTGTGCCTCTTCAACCCATGCAATATCAATACCTTCAATAGACTTAAGAGTTTGTTCGTTGTTCCACAATCCTTTGAATATAAAATCAGAGCCATTGACTCTGTTCACAATCGTCTTATCTGAAATAGCAAAGTCAGTCAGTTCGTATTGCTTAATCAAGTCACACAACAACTGGTGAGAACTTTCTGCAATAGAGTTTTGGTACTCACGAAAACATCCTATTCTTATTTTCCCTTGCATGGCACGAATAAGAAGAACCCTGGCAACAGTGTGTGATTTTAATGAGTATCTTCCACCATATACAGCAGCTTCACGCCAATCCGTATCAAACAGTCTCCGATACTCCTGGGGTATCTCTATTATCGTTGGGTTGTTGTTTTCCATCTAAAAACTTTACTATGATTGGAGTTAGTCGGTCTCCTCCAGTCGTTACATCCGTGTCCTGTTTAGGATTACCCTCAGCCATTTTCCAAATGATTTCCTTTGGTAGGCCATGCAGAAACTCTTGTCGCTCTTCCTCTGTTTGACGTTCAAGCAATTCTCTTGCGTACTCTTTCATTGTTTTACCCTTTGGTCTACCAGCTATATTGCCTGATTGACCTTTCTTCCACTGAAAAGGTGCAAGATGGTCAGCCTTGCTCTTTGGTACTTCTGTTGTACTGTTTGTTGACTGATTATCAGCCTGATGTTCTGGTTTCTTTTTCATAAATCTTTGGTAATGGATTGATTATAACCTTTCCCTTTCTACACCGAGAACACTGAATTGATACATTGCGTATGTTTGAGCCGTTCTTGGTTATAAACTCAGGAAGTGGTATTTGTCTGTGGCATCTCGGACAGAACTTTATCATATTGTGAATGTGTTGAGTACATTATCCTTCTCATCCAATACTCGCACTTCATTCTCAGCAAGTCCTTCATCCTTTATGACTGGAGTTCCGTATAGTGCAGCCACAGCGTTTGGGGTTGATGGGTCTTTTGCTTCTTTAATATCAAATACCTCAAGGAAATGTTCCTTTGAGCAATTGTATCGTATCTCTTTGATTTGAACTGGTGCATGTCGCATCGTGTCTATGTACTGCTTCATTACCTCCAGTGAGATTGCTGGAGCTTCAGTGTTTGATGCTGTTGTGATGTTAGATTGTTCCATTGATTTCTTCGCTAGTATTAACGTGAATATCCTCTGGTGGCACTGACTTATCAATAGGAAGGTCAGGCTGTAGTGGTGGTGTTCCGACTGGTATCTTTGGTGCGTTCTCTCCGTATGTTGCAGGGTCAGTGTTGTTGACTCCAGCAAGCCTATCTCCTTTCAAAAACTCTGGTATCTCCATGCGTGTAACAGGTGCAGGACGTGTTGCCCCAGCAGTTACAGTTCGGAAGATAGTTGATTCCAATAGGTTCAATAGGAGCTTAGTGTCATCCTTTGAGAATGGCACAGCATCCAATACGAAAATATAGTCTTCACCAGTTCCTTTGAATGGAAGTTTTAAGCACAAATCCCCTTTGTCTGTATGAGCAATCACACGAGAGAACTCACTCGTCTTGATGATTGTCATTACCATATTGTCTCGCTTTGCGAGTATATCTAAGTTTTCTTGCATTATTTTGTATCGTTATTTGTTAATTCCTCAGCTTCTGGGCTTATACCGCTAAACACAGCCTCCTTTGTCTTCTTGAAGCAGTCAGCACACAGCTCATCATTGGATACTATAGGGAGTGGAGATGCTTTGGGAAAGATGAAAGACCTACGTTTCACGAGAAACGCAAGTTTGTATTTTCGGCATATAAAGCATTGTTTCTTTAGTTTCATGGTTCTTGTTCAATTAGCTCTTTAAGTCTTTGAAATATTTGATACGTTCGCCATTGTGAAAGCTTTATTGTGGGATAACGGCTCAGTATCTCTGCCTTCCACTCATTCTCTAAGTTCAATATGATGTAGAGAGCCTTCTTTTTATCCATCATAGCTTTGGTGCGATGACCTCAATTATAGACCCACTTTTCAATAACACAACAGTCCCTGTCTCAGTGTCAACCAACTCAATAGCATGTGGCTTACGCTTTGGGTCAAAGACATTATAATCCTGGGGTGGATTTGTGTCCCAGAAGCATGAGTCAGTCACCAAGTATTGAGTCCTTGGCTTAGGCATCTGTTTGTTTTCCAGATTCTTCTGCTGTTTCTTTGTGAGTGGTGTGTTCATGTCCATATTAGAATCTCATTCCCTTATTCTGCATCATCTCGTAGGCTATTTGTTGTGCACTCATCTCTGGGATAGAGATGGCCACTGAGCCTGTGAGGATGGTTGAAGCGACCCCAAGTGCATTGCGAACAGCATTTTTAGTAACCTTTGCCGCATCCACAATGCCAGCCTTGTACATATCAACACTCTTTCCTGTCTTTGCATCAATACCCATGTTTCCTGTCTTCTTGAAATCATCCACTGTTGCAGTCACTCCAGCGTTAGAGCAAATCTGTTTGAATGGAGCTTGAAGAGCCTCTTTGAGTATCTTGCCACCCACTGTGTCGGGTAGGTCTTTGATAACGTTTAGAAGAGCAATCCCTCCGCCAGCTACGATACCATCCTGAAGGGCAAGACGTGAGGCGTTGATAGCATCCTCTGCCTTGAGTCGGAGATATGAGAGTTCACTCTCACTGTTTGCACCGAGCTTTAGTATCGCAGTCTTTGTTGTAAGCCATGAAAGTCTGAGCTTTGACACATCATCCTGTCTTGACTTTAAGTCATTTATGTGGTCTTTAATATCACTGATTCCAATGACCACTGTTTCCTCTTTGTCTACAATTATTTTACCACAAGTACCCAAGTGTGAGAGTTGCAAGTTCTTGAATGTGATACCTGAAGCATCCTCAACGATTGTTGAACCAGTAACTTTTGCAAAGTCCTCAAACACTTCTGGCTTCCACAAGACAGGTGCTTTGATAATAAGTATGTTGAACACATGCTCTTTGTGTGCCTTCACCATGAGTGATGCAACACCAGAGTCCATGTCGTCTGTGAAGATTACGAGGTCTTTTTTGTTCTGCCTCTCAAGTGCTTCAAGGAGAGGGTTGATGTCATTAAGGGTTGAGATTTTGCGTTTCGTAACCAAGATTGTCGGGTTCTCGTATACTGCTCTAGTTTCTTTTCTTCCTTCTTTAACTGCTCTTTCGTCATGCACCATAAATGGGGAGAGATAACCTGTATCAAAGAATCTAACTCCTTCAATGAAGTTGTACGAGGTGTCGTATGTACCCGACCCTTCAAGATGTATAATTCCGTCTCGGCCAATAAGCCCATAAATCTCTGCCAAAGTCTTACCGAGTTCAACACTCTCTCCTGCGACTGTGGCGACATCCTCAACTTCTTTCTCTGTGATTGTTTTTTTGTTTTCATCTATTGATTTTTCAATAATTGGTAAACATTCATCCAATGAGTGCTTGATTTCAAGTGTGTTAACACCAGTCTTCATTCCCTCTTTTAGGAGAGCATCAAGAAGAACCACTGTTGTGGTTGAACCATCTCCAGCGTTCTTGTTGCTTCGGTCAGTTGCCTCTTTGATAAGAGCATGGCCACGCTTCTCTAGTGGGTCAGAGAGAATAATGTTGTCAATGATAGTTGCACCATCGTTTGTGATGATGTGAAACGGATAGAACTCTTGTTCAATAAAAACGTTCTTACCTCTCGCACCCATAGTCCCACGCACGGCATCAGCACAGATGGATACTCCATTGGCGATTCCGACTAGGGCGTTCTGATGAATGTTTGTTCTAAAGTTTTGCATATGGGTCGTATTGATATTCGTGATAAAAGAGTGGGTGTTGAGGTACGAGAATCTGTCTCATGTGATAGTCCAGGTAAGTCATGTTGTCGCTTCGGCCTTCGTATATCTTGAAGAACTGCACGTCTCCACAGATAGTACAGACCTCTTCTATAGCATCATCGTATTCTCTCTGGAAGTTGTACCTGTGAAGGTATCCGTTAAGGCATTGTGATTGTCCCAAGAATAAATCTTGGGTCTTCTGGTACGAAGTAGTGTCTTTCATCATTGAGGTCTAGGTGGTTGAGTCCCCATACTGTGTAACCGATAGTGTCTCCGACCTTTATGTGTTGTACTCCATCACCAACGGCAATAACCTCTCCATATTCGCAGAGGGTTTGTCGTTCTGATACAAGTACCTGTTTCTTCTCAACTGGCTTAACTAAAATCTGATTTCCAAATGGTTTAATTGTCGGCATTGAGTTCGTCCATGAATGGGTCAGGTTCATTTTTTATAATCACGGCTTTCTTTACGCTAGGCCGTGGAGTGGAAGGTGCGTTTATCCTGACCTCCAAACGCTTTCCAACTACAAACGCAATCATTGAGAGTAAAATCCCAATGATGATACCAATACTAAGCAGCAGCAGGCTCATCTGCGTTGTTTTCCTCTACAGGAACTGACTCTGCTGATTCTGAAGCTGGAGTTGACTCAGGCTGAGATGGTGCTGGTGGAGCTGGTAGAATCATTCCATCATTTTGAAATGGCTCTGCAACTTCCCATGAAAGCTCTACAATAGAGTTTTGTGGGTATACAACTCCGTCAACTACTAATTCGTGTGCAATAACTTGATATTTTTCCATGATAATTTATTTTAATTTTTAATTTTCTGGCTTAGTAACGCTTGCATTGGGAACGCTTTGAGGAACTGGGTACTTTGTATCCATGAGATATGGAAGCACCTTGTCCACGAATGTATCGTTTCCAATATTTACCTTTTGCATGATTGCAGCAGGTGTGAGTTGCAAATCTGTAAGAGCTTTGAGGCCTTTCTCTTCTCGTTCCTCAATATCCTTGACTTGTTCCTCTGTATATTGTGTATTCATTATGAAAAAGCTTACTGTTAATAAGCGAATTATACTGGAAAGGCAACAGGTAGTCAAAGAACTATACCTGTGGATAACCTATATAAATAACCTCTATGATGATTTCTCCATCGTCTTCAAATGCTTGCTCAGCTTTTCGGATGGCTTGCGGAACATCCCACGCCTCCACAAAAACAAAACTGGATTCGGGGTCAAATGTTTCGTCTTCCCACTTTGCAAATACCACCTTGAACCAATACGTCTGTTTCTTTTTCTTCTCTTCTTTCATTGTAATTTATTAAAAATATCCTGATATTGAGGGATGAGGGAAAGGTAATGGTCAATGGCCTTGACTGACTTCTGCCTGTCTCTGAAAATTGAATCAACGTACTTACTGCCTTCTATCTGTTTCATTCGGTGAAGAAATACTGCTCCATTCCCACCGAGATTGATATTACAATTGTAGCACTGCGGTCTCAAAATGCGAAGGTCGTACTTCAGATACGCTCCACATGATGCTTTCGGAAGTAAGTGACCAGTGTGCCAGTCGCTTCCAACCAATCCTGTCTTGCCACATGTGTAGCAGACATTTTTATATTTCAACCGAACAATTTGTTTGCATAATTCCCAAAGAACATCCTGAGTTTTTCTGATGAGTGACTTGCTCTTTCGTTTTAGTGGAGTTTGTTTCACCTCAAAACTATACAACAGATTTAATACTTGAGCAAAAGCAAGCCGTCTTTGTGAATCTCAATCTCAGGGATTTGAAACAATGCCTGATTGAAAGGTGCAGTGATGATGTGAGTTCCATTCTTTGTTCCATACACCTGGTGGATATGAATGTTCAACTCTGCACACTTGGTGAGTGCTGCTTGGGTCTGAGCCTCTGAGTCGCAGTCAATGAGGAAGTATGAAGTCTTCCTACTCTCAGGATTCATCAGTGAAGAAAAGAATCTGTTTTTGATGTCCAGATAAAAGTTGAGCCTGTTCTCTTCATCGTAGTAGTCCGACTCAAGCATACTGAACTTGAACTTTCGGATTGCCTTCTCCATATTGCGACTGTTGACTGAGCTGTAGATTCTCAATTCATTATTGCTCTGATGCTTCAGTTCCAGAAGTGTACAAAGGGCTTCTTTGAACTCGTATTCATTTTGAACAATCATTTTCTTCTGCTCACCTTCAGCTTGAGATGCTGCACCTTCCTTGGTTCGGTGGAGTAGGAAGAGTGTTCTACATCCCTGCGTAAATCGGAAGAAGGTATCCATGATACCCTCTGCCTGTCGCACGATGTCTTCTTTGTGATTTGAAAGTTTCTTATTACGCATACTGCTTTACCTTTACTGTCAGACCAGTGTCCAATACTGCACAGAGCCACTTGCCTTCCAATTTCATGTCGCAGATTTCTCTGCTTGGGTGAATAATTCCTTTTATGAGGTCTACAGTTTTTGGATTAACTGAGTACCTGTTGTTCTTCTTCTTTTTCATTTTACCAGATTGTTTTGGTGTGAACTACCTCACCATTAACTTTGTAAACTTCTACACTCTTTGGCTTGAGTGGTTTGACCGCATAGAGATAGTTCTTTGTTCCATCTATGAAGCCACACTTGTCATCATCCAACTCAATCAGACCCTTTACTTTGAGGTCATGAATGATTGCTCCAAGTCGGATGCTTATTTTGTTATCTATACAGAAGAAGTTATCTATTTGACCCTTCTCTCTGAGGATGTCTAGCACCCTGTCTGCTTGAGTTTTTTTCTTCATTTTGTGAATGATGGTTGTAATAAATAATTCAATCTCTTCACTGTTTCACTTGTCACTTTCTTTTGAAACTGCCTGCAACCACTTTCATGTAAACCTGTTGCGAGTCTTCTACAGATACAGAACATTGACTGTTTTGATGACAACCCCTCAAATACTTCACTTCTTGTTTTCAACCATTCACTCATATGAACAGTTTGCAAGTAGTCTATCTTTTCTGGTAGTTTCATTTTAGTCAATTAGTTTAACTGACTCAACCCAGATTTCTCCTGACCCAGCAACTGGAGTGATTTGGTATCGCTCTTTGCCCCAAGAAATCTTAACATCTAGCACTGTGACCTCAACTATCAAACCTGATGCGAACACTGTTGCTTTTTTGCCAACATATTTTTGTATTAAATCTTTCATTGGAAATTGTTAGTAAGAGTGGTTATTAAATCTCTTACTCCTTTATTGTACATGCCTACAGGTAGCTATACAACATAGTTATCCACAGGTATACAACAAAACACAGTTTCCTGTGTTTGTCAAAACTCTATGCCGTCACCGACATCAATCACATTCAAACCTTGTTCTTTCCACATACATGCGAATAACCTTTGGTCGGTCATCAATCACTACATGGATTTTAGATTTGTCTGGGAAGTATGTCTCTAGGATTTGTTTCTTCACTTCAGTATCGTCTCGCTTGTCGTTTGAACGTCTCATGATAAGAGTCCATGCAAATGAGAGATAATGTTTTTTGAGCCACGCCAAAGTTTCTTCTTTGTAATCCTCTGGCCGTGCTGAAACAAAGATGATGGTGAATCCTTTGTTGTAGTAGTCAATCAAAATCTGAGCAGTGGACTGTCGCACAGTATCTTCTGAGAGCAAACTAAAAAACTTTTTCCAGTCTTTCGTTTCACCCTTCGCATACTGAAGACGATGAGTACAATCTGCAATCGTTCCATCAATGTCACAAATGACGTATGGAGACCTATCCACCAGACCATATTGGAGAGCCATGTTTTTGATTACAGTGCCTCCAACATATCTTCCACCAGCGTTTGCACGCTCTAGGTCTTGCATCACTGATTGTTCTACATCTGTGATTACTTTCTCAATTTCTACTTTTGCACCAACCTCGGTAGCCAGGTCTTTCCATCCTTGAAGCACTCCAGGGTTGAGGTTCGTATCATCAATGATGACGTTGAACCCAGCCGTGAGTAAGTTCTTTGCGATGAGCCGAGCTGTGTCTTTTGTGACACCCTCATTGCGACCAGTAAACTTGTCAAAGTGTAGCATAGTTCTCAATAGGTCTTTGTTCACACGAACAGTATTTCCTGTCTCTCGCATGATTTCTTCAGCCCTCGTTGATTTTCCAGAGCCTGGTAAGCCCTGCATGATTATCATTTTAGCCATTGTCTTCAAGTTGCTTTTTAAGCTCTTCAACGATAAGTTGCTTCTCTCTTGCCTTGAGTTTTGCTTCCTCCGACCTGTCTAACAAATCTTGAGCATCTTTAAGATAGTAAAGTACCATTGCTTGTGATTGCTCTATATATTTTTTTATTTTTTCTTTGTCCATATAATTTTGTGCCATTTATCTATGAATCTCACGAACTTTGATTTGTATTTGTAGTCTTTGTAATACCTTGTCGTTCCTGCAATTCCACTTCCATACGCACCCCATGAGTAGCCTAAGAGCTTGGAGCTGTACTTTTTATCCTTCCGCAACGTAATCATCTCAACAGGGTTGTACATGTACGCTGGTTCAATTCCAAACCTGATTTCATCCTTCTTAATCTGGTAGTCGCATCCTTGCCTTTTCTTCATAAGAGGAAAATTTTTCCAAGCTTCTCTAAACATCTTTTTCATGTTTGGAGTGAGCTTGCCTCGGTTATCCATCAATTCTTTTGATGGGTTTCCAAGACCTGTCCAAGATGCTATGCCAATTCTATGCCTCATGGGTTTGTGTAGATTCCAAATCCTCTTCTCCAGTGTCCAAGATTTTAGTCTCGTGCTCAAGGAAAACAGGGGACTTAGCCTTATAAATCTTCGGTGTCATACCTTCAATGCGGATACACACACCCTCATCAACCAAGGCATTTTTGCCAAGGTAGAGACAGTTTTTGTAACCCTCATCAAAGTATCGCTTGTCCATCAAGCTTTTAATATCAACTCCAGACATTTTTCCAACGTAGATTTCTGGGACGAACTTCAATCCTACGCTCTTACAAAAGTCTTTGATTTGATTCCAAGTAAGGTCGGTAACGTGACCTTGGCCGTTCACGATAGATATTCTGTACACATACAACTCAACCATTCCTTTCTCAATTGAGTAGGTGTAGTTTTTCTGAATCTCTGCACCATTGTCGGTGTATCCAACCAACTCTGCATAGACGATGTAGTTCTCTGGAAGCAAGCCTTGAAGCTTTTTACCTTCCTGAGTCCAAATATCTGTCTCGTAGAAGTGGTTTTGGTATGGGTTATTGATGTCTTTGATGACCTTGCGAGAGCCGAACACATAGTCATGGGTGTGGGGAAGTATCTGTACTCCAAGGAAGCTCAAAGCTCTCTCAATGAAGTTGAACTTTCTTTTTACCATCGTGTTACCGACTCTGATTGATGTACCGTGCAACTTCTGAGTCACGACTACATCCGCATCAGATGGAATCTCATGACCCCATTTGAAGAAGTGTGTTGACTCAAAATGCTCTGGCATGTGCTTGGATTCAACACGAGAAAATCTCTTTTCTTGCATCTTTGCACCTCGCATAGGGTTTCGTGCAACCTCGTATTTCTTACAGATTTCAACACCATTCAAGATGTCAAACTCATCACCAACTGAAAGCATTTCAGGGGCAATCCCTGTGAACTTCAAGCTGGCAAGTGACATGAATAGACACGTTGAGCTGTGGCCTCGGAACTTGACCGCCTTCACTCTTCGGTTGTCTTCAATGTATCCTTTCTCGCTTTGTATTTTGTTTTTGTCTCCGTGTCTGTAGAGATTGTTGTTGTAACAATACTCATCTGAAAGCTGGGTCTCGGCTGGGAATACGATACCAATGTCACCAATTTGTGCTGACTTACTGATGATAGCTTGGAATCCGAAGATTGTTGTTGCTACCACATTGTCGCAGTTTTCCAACGGAATGATGTTCTTTATTTCAACTACAGTCGCACAATAGTTTCCGTTAATTGGTTTGTCTATCTTCATTAAAGTGTGATTACTGAGTAACGTTCTGAGTTCACTGTCTCAAGCATGATTTGCTCTGGGTTCTTGTTCTCAACTGCAATTTTGAAAATCACTGGAGAGAAACCTGAAACCAATGCCACACCATCCTGATTCTTCTGTACAGGAACATTCTTCCCACTTCGTGCATCCACATTCCAGAATACGATTGTTGGAAGTTTGTATCGTGCTGCAAGGTACTTCTTCGCAATCATTTCAAAGTTTGTTCGGTGAGTACATGCCTGGTCAAACTCCATGTCTGAGATGATGTAGAGAGTTTCTGGCATATCTGATGCTGGGACACCATCTCGCATTGCTACGTTCAATATGAGGTCAAATACGGCCTGTAGGTCGGTATTCATATCCCATTGTGAACGCTCAATTGAGTTGAACTTCTCCAAAAGAGTTTTTCCTTGGATTTTCTGAAGTTTTGGCTCTTGTGAGAAGGTAACGAACCAGTCTTGGAACTTACCTTTGTTTCGCTCTGCAAAGTAAAGAGCAAGAGAAACTGACACACTGATAGGGTCTCCGTTCATAGAACCAGACACGTCAGCAACAACCAATGCGTTCTTGCCTTGTGTGTAGTCTGGAAGCTGATTCCATAGAGCCTCAAGTGCTGTTGAATAATTTGATTCTACTGACTTGTAGATTTGGTATGGGTATAGAGTAGCAGCGTTGATTTTCACTTCACCCTTCACTGCTTTCTCAATAAACTTTCCGTATCGCACCTCATCGTGCTTCTTGAAAGCATCCTTGTAGATGCGTGAAGCCTGAGAAGGAACTGTAGAATACTCAATCTCATCCCATTTACGAGCTGACATTTTTTCCTCAACAGTTTTGATTTTCTTACGAATATCACGAACCATCTTTCGGTATTCAATCTCTTTCTTTGCATAACCAAGTTGACCCATGAACCATTTTGCCTTGGCTCTTGTCTTCTCAGAAGAAGCGTTCACTGTAGGAAGCCACTTTGCAAGTAGGGAAGGAGTCTTTGATTCCTTGTCCTGTCCAAGTTGTTTTGCAACAACCATGATAGCGGCATCATTATCAAAGAATAGGTCATCCCAACGTCCGAACTCTGGGACATGGTTAACAATCTTCTCAAATACTTCTGGGAAGTCTGTACCAAGCCACTCAAGACACTTTCGGAACAAATCACGTTCACCTTGACCACCTCGTACATCACGAAGATAAAACAGGATACGAACCGCAATAAGTCGGTCTTCAGAAAAAGCTTTCTTGAACAGGTCAAGTGCTTGGTCTGGATTTTTTCTCATCGCACCAGCTTGTGCATAAAAGTCTAACAGGGCTGAATCTGAAGAAGTGTAAGTCACTGCCCCATTCTCAGTTGTTCCCATCTGGGTAGCCTTTCTCATGCCCTTCAAAAGAGCGTTATCCGTAGAAAGGTCTACTGCTGATGCTTTTTTTACTATCTCAATATTTTTGATGTGTTTCATATTTTTAGCGAGACTCGCTGGGATTTGAACCCAGAATAACCATTTTTGTTATGCTGTCTGAGTCTCTAAATTAAGTTTTTAAGTTTTAACAAGACGGATTGAAAGTTAACCTATACCACTTACAAGGTTTGAAGGAGCTGGTATGAGCCAGCGACTTTTATAATCGCCTTGCGGCAAGTATGTTTGCTGTAGCCGTCTCTAAGCTTTGAATGTAACAAGACCCATTTTTTAGTGCTCTACCACTGAGCTACAGAGCCGAAGCCCTGGTGGGATTTGAACCCACGACCACTCACTTATAAGGTGATTTTTATTATTGCTGTTCGGGTCTACTTATTTTGGATTTCCTATTCTCAAGACCTATTTTGAAAAAAAGCAAATTTTTTTTGGTTTTTTATTGCTGTTAAGGTCTCTAAGGAAGTTTATTTCAATGAATCACGACTCATTTGTTTACAATTTCCAATGTAATTGATTTGTATTGCTGTGCGAGTCGTACTGTCAGGCTGTACGTTCCTTTTCGTAGTCCTCTGGTGTTGGCAATACTATTCCTAGGTTTGCCGCTTCCGTTTGAACGTTGAACATGAACTCAACCATTTCTCCTTTGGTCAGACTGGTGGTGCTTCGGGGAATCATAAAACTTTTCTTCCCATACTTGACCTCAATCTTTGGTGCATACAACCCCTTAAAGATTGTGTGCATTTCCTCTGGAGTGTTTCCGCAACTTTCGGCTATCAATGTGACCCAGACCCAGTAGAGAGAGTTTTGACTGGTGCTTCTCTTGTTCCACTTTTTCTTTATCTTGAGAACACCATCATACCCTTCCCACTTTGGTAGATTTACCGCCAGGTAATCAACATTCCTCCATTGAAGGTGGCCATCAACTACTTTGCAATGTGCGATAAAATCTTTTGTCATTATTTTGCTTTAGATATGCCGAGTCTTTGTAGTGTCGCAACCCAGAGGGCTGTGAGAACTGAATACTTACCTCTTTGTACACATTCTGCATTTTCATGGTCTGTGTGGTCTTTATCAACAAAGAAACCTAGTTCTACTGCTGAATCATTATCCACTCCAAACTTGTTTTCCAATTCATCATACCCACCGAGTACCTCACCAATCATACAAGTGTTAGGACTCTGTAAATCAAGCTGTTTAACCTTGATTTTCTTTGCCCATTTCTTGCGACCAATGTTTTTATCCAGCCACTTCACACCTCGGTTTACTTTCCTTTGGATGCTTAGTATTTCTGCTCCGTCCATAATATTTTGGTTAAAATGTTAATTCACTTACGATTTTCTCCACCTCTATCATCACGTCCTTCTGATACACATAGTATTCGCTGATTTTGTCCTGGAGCATTTCTCGTGTGAGAGTGAGCGAGCAAATATCTTTGACTGTCATGCGTGGGTCATAGAATATGAAGTACAGAGTCTGAAGGTCATCATTAACAATGAAATACTGAACAGCTTGGTCTTGATACTCCGCAGGTACTTCGTGTGTGAGATACGCTTCAATGTGAGAAGCTGAGTTCAAACACTTCACCTCGCAGGCCTCTGGTACTGATATTACTCCGTCTGGGGAAACCGCAATGTTTTCATCGTCATCACGAGTCCAAAGAACAAGAGATACATCAACTTCTTTGCCTGTCATTTGGGTGAACTTGGCAATGGCTATATCTTCAAGCCGTGTGCCTCTATCCATAGGATTTTCACCATCAGGTTCAACTGCAATCCTCTCAGCGATAAGTTCATAAAATCCCTTCTTCTTGCCTGTACCTCGTTTTACAATAAGGTCTTTCAAGCGAGAACCAGTGATTTTGCCTCTTCGTGCGAGCATCCAATCATCCCTGTTTTCAAACTTATGCACTTGCATCTCTTTTTTCTTGGACTAGGATTTCTAAACGACCTTTGATTTCGTTTAACGTAGCTTGGTCTTCTTTGACCTCAATCTGCGTTAACTTTTTGATTTCAGCGAGAATGTCTACTGAATCAGTATTCACTCCAAGCTCTTTGAGTAAGAATGTTATCTTACCCTTCGTGCTCACAATTGAGAGAAGTTCCGACTTCTTCTCAACGTCTGCTGCATCAAAATCATCCTCTCCTGTAAGGATACCGAGAGCGTTGCAGAAAGCGTATCGCTTCGCAAATGTCAGTGCGGAAGCGTACTTCTGCGGTGCTGACATATAACCCTCAGTATCAATCGGAATCTTAAAAGAACTGGTCTCTGAGTGGCCGAGAACGTGGGTGATTTTACACACTGCTGTAATGAATCCTGTCTCGTTTATCACGTCTGTTGTGTAAGACAGTCCACACTTTCCAAGCACTTCTTTGACCTGGGAAACGATAGAGTCAAGTGAAGCATAGGAATATCTCACCTTGTTTCCACTCTTCTCCATCACATCCTTGTTCTTCTTTATGATAGGGCATTGAGCTTGAAAGTTGGCCATCGCCACTACAAATGCTTCTTTTGCCTTCTCAGCTTTCACCTCTTTGTGAAGAGCAAAGAGTTTCTCCATTGTTTCAACTGGAGCGTTGCTTTCAATCGCTTTCGTGATGAAAGAATCTACTGTTGAGACTTCTTTTGACTCAACAACTACAACTTCTGTTTGTGTTTTTTTCTTTGCCATGATTTTTAATCATCATCTCCATCACCATCATGTTCCTGAATCTGACATGTGCACTTCGCAGTCCCCACATCGGCCATATGCGGCTCGCCTGGGTAGACCTGTTCCATGACACTCACTTCTCCAGAACCAAGACAGTATGCACAAACTTCATCTGCTTCACAGTCTTTCTCGCACTTCATGCAAGTGAAAACTGTTGAACCATCTTCCTGTTCATCAGGTACTGCTTTGTCTTTGCAACACCTGGAAATAAATGTTGTTTCGTTCATTGGAAATTGTTAACTTATAATGCGTGAGGTTTCGTCCCTTCACATATTAAGTATAACAACAGGTAGCTACACGTCAACTATTTATCTGTGGATAACTTTTTCTTCTTTCCCCAGCGTGCTTTTGAGCCTTTCTGACCCATCTCGCTGTAGGCTTTCTTTCCACGTTTTTTGAATGAGGCTTGACCTCGTAAACTTTGAACTATCTTGTACGCTTCTGCTTCTTCTTTAGTAATTTTTTCTTCATTTTGTTGATACGATTATGTTTTTATCTGCCAGTTGAAAATCAAGCTGGTCATCAAATGCTATGTC